CGTCAAACCGCCCTGGATAGTTTGCAAGGACGTGGTCCCAGTCAAATCTTCACACCTGTGGTGTCAATTCCAGAACTAGAAGCCTTGGTCTACAACTGGACATTCTTTGAAACTAACATTCACTCACGTAGTTACAGTCACATCATTCGCAACATCTACAATGTGCCCAAGGATGTGTTCAACACAATTCACGACACACAAGAGATTGTAGACATGGCATCCAGTGTGGGTAACTACTATGATCGACTGCACATGATCAACTGTCGCAAAGAGTTGCTGGAAGAGTTTCCTGAACATGAACACATCCGAGCCATCTGGCTAGCACTCAATGCAAGTTATGCTCTAGAAGCATTCCGATTCATGGTTTCATTTGCCACCAGCCTGGCCATGGTAGAGAATCGTATCTTCATTGGCAATGGCAATATTATTCAATTGATCCTGCAAGATGAGGTGTTGCACAAAGAATGGACCGGTTGGTTGATTAATCAAGTGGTCAAAGAAGATGCTCGTTTTGCCGCGGTCAAGGCCGAATGTGAAGGCGAAGTATATCAAATGTACCTAGATGTGATCCGTGAAGAAAAGGCCTGGGCTGACTATTTGTTCAACAAGGGTCCAGTGATCGGACTCAACGCAAACATTCTCAAAGACTTTGTGGATTTCACAGCATTCAACGCACTCAAAGAAATTGGGATCAAGTACGCAGAAGAACATCCACGTTCAACACCTATTCCTTGGTTTACCAAACACGTGGACACCAGCAAGAAACAAACTGCACTCCAGGAGAATGAATCAACTAACTATGTTATTGGTGTCATGAGTGACAGTATTGATTACGACGAGTTACCAGAACTATAACAAGGAGAAAATATGAAAGCCATTGTATGGAGCAAATATCACTGCCCTTACTGCGACCAGGCCAAGGCCTTGCTCACACAAAAAGGTATTGCGTTTGAAGAAAAGAAAATTGGTGATGGATACACCAAAGAAGACCTATTAGAAGCAGTTCCAAATGCTCGCACCGTGCCACAAATATTTCTTGGTGAAGAGCTAGTGGGAGGCTTTAATGAGCTTAGACAACGTCTCGCTTGACAGTATCACAATAGACTGGTTTCAACAAAATATTCCGGACTTTGAGACCAAGCCATTTTTTACTGCTGATTGGTTTTCAAACGGCTTGGTAAATTTTAACTTTGTCAAAGAACACGCTGAACAAAAGCTATCTAGTATCTTGGAGATTGGTTCGCACGAAGGTCGTGCCACTTGTTGGATGCTGGAAAACTTACTGGCTGAAGATGGTACTATCACTTGCATTGATCCGTTTGGGAACACGCCATTGAATGCATACAAGAATGATCAATTGCCTGAACAGCGTATCATACAAGAAATACACAAGCACAACACAGATTTAACAAAGTTGCCCACACAGTCGGTTGAAGTCATGCCTGTCATGAGTTATCATGGCCTGGCACAATTAATTGTGGACCGTCGCGAGTTTGATTTGATATATGTAGACGGAAGTCATTGTTCTGACGCTGTGTTGGCAGATGCTACTATGGCATTTGGTTTGCTTAAAAAAGAAGGCTACATGATCTTTGATGATTACTTGTGGAACGAGTCCCCGGATGTGCTGGACCATCCTAAAATGTCCATTGATGCTTTTGTTAACATGTTCCGTAAGCAAATCGCTATTGGCATGATTAACTACCAATACGTTATACAGAAAGTTTAAAATGCAATTCGAACCAAATCAAGTGTACACCTTCAAACTCAACTCCGGAGAAGAGTTGATTGCCCGTGTTGAAAAACAAGAGTTCAACTTAGGATGGCTGGTCGTCAGCGACCCTGTGAGCGTGGCTCCGGGCCCACAAGGCATGGGACTTGTGCCCTCAATGTTCACCGCAGATATCAAGCGAGAAATCCAACTAAATATCAACAGCATATCACTTTATGCCTATGCTGAAGACGCTGTCAAAATGAAATACATCGAAGCAACCACAGGCATCAAAGTTCCAGAGAAAAAACTTATATTGGGATAAAATGCCAGCAGTACAACGAGATGGTGATGCAAATGGCGCAGGGGGAGTGGTCTCTGGCGGTGTTGCATCTGTGCGTGTGAATGGCAGTCCAGTTACTGTGAACGGTAATCCTGTGAGTGCCCATGCACCTTGGGCTCGTCGTCAACATCCACCACATGCGGCTGCAAGCACCACAGGCGGCAATGGCTCTGTGAGAGCCGGCGGCGTTCCTGTTGTTACTACTGGATGTTCAGACACCTGTGGACACGCTCGTGCTGGTGGTAGTGCTGATGTAAGGGCAGGATAATGCCCAGTATTCTCAGCCCACTACAATTGACTGCGTCTGTTGCCTTGTTGCAGAATCAAGGACTAAAATCTTTTCCAGCCGCTTTGGCCACTGCTATCCAGTCTTTTAATGCCACCACAGTGATCAGCAATTTTCTTGCGGCAGTGAGTTTTTACAAAGCACAGTCGTTTGCCACCGAATCCACGCTGACCAGTTTGTTGACTATTGGGTCTAGTGTGTGCCCGGCCCTGGGCAACAGTATACCTGAAACACCTTTGGGAAGCTATCCTTACTTAGATAGCGAATACCTCATCGACTATCTTGGTGCTGTAGATGGCAGTACCATTGACCCATCAGGATTTTCAAATCTAATAGAACAAACTTGTGCGGCCTATCTTGGCAACGGTGATGCTGGTCAATTCGGTCAAGGTTTTGTGGCTGTGCAAGGCTATATTGCCAGCACCAATCAGTATATCAACAGTTCAGTAAATGTCAACCAGTATCTTGGACCCTTGTTTACTAACATGGACAATTTGGTAACAGCCAACATAGCCAGTATGACTACAGACTTGCCTAATTTTGGAGTTGACCTGGCCAACCAAGGCAACTTGTGGAACATGGGCAAGTTGGATTTGTATGGCACTCCTGCTGGACTCTTACAACAAATATCTGCATTGGCCGGCATCCGAGGACGCACAGTGCCTGATTTACAAAATGCCTTGATCAGTATGGGGCTGTCGGCTACCAACATTGCTGACCTAGTGAATGACAATCGTGTGGGCTTGAACAATCCCACTGGCCTCACACAAAACGAATTTGATAAACTACAATTGCTGGCGTATAGTGCTACTACCATGATCTCAGGAGATGCGTTAACACAGATCTTGGACATACTGGGAGTGACCACTCCCAACATCAACAGTCTTGATGACTTGTTGAATCCTGTGATCATGTTTCCATTGAGTTATGCTTCTTTGCAAACTCCCAGTCCTGACGGCGCTGTGCCTATTTTTGATTCAACTGGTGCAGTAAATTCCAGCATCACCGCAATAGTCAACAGTTACTTGCCCACAGCGTCGGGTTGTGATGAACTGGGCAAGATAATTCCACCTGCACAGGCCACTGCCAATAAAGCCATACAGGTAGCCTTTCAACAAATCAACAACATACCTGTCACTACTCTACCACGGTTGGCCGACGCAGTATTAGGCAATATTGATAATCCCTGGAACGCGACACAACCATATCTGGCCAATGCTGTTGTGGCCAATGGTGATCCTGTGCCCTCTTACTATCGTGCCACAGATGATGTACCTGCTGGCACAGACATCAACAACACTGCCTACTGGACACCAACAACATTGGGTGGTCTTAGCACCATGGCCGACTTGCCATTGATTGAAGCACAGACCACACCAGTGGATAGTTCAGTTACTGATTATATTTCAACCACTATGGCCACAGGCACAGGACCCAACGGTACTGTTACCACGTATGATGTACTTGGTTTAGCATTAGACACAGACGATTTTGCTACTAGACTTATTGACGTGGCTGATATTATTGACGGTCTTGGCACCGGCCTAGATGATCTATCTCAAATCTACATTGATATGTTGAGTTCAGCAAACGATGCTGCCATGATCACACTCATTGCTAGTGCTAATGCAGAAATAGCAAGTATCAGTTCGGTACATCCTGCTCAAGTGACCACATTGAATACCGATTGGGTCTACATGGCCAATCTCATGAACTTGAGTGCCAAGTACACTACTGAGGCTGGTATTGACTATTTCCTCTTGCAACCCGGTGATAAGAATAGTGTGTACTCGTTTGTACAAAACTTGCCCAATTACGGACTACTCACAGCAGAAGGCGATGCGGCTGAGTTTTTAGAGAACATCGCCGATACCACAACCCTGGGTGGACAAGCCATTGTGGGTGTGATGCGTGAAGGTCGCAACAATGCAAGATTGAGCACGGCTGGCCTGTACAATACTAATCAAATACCCAGCAACCCAGAGATAGCACCAATTCCGGTGATCGATCCAGTTACTTGATCAAATCGGCTACTTTGAGGTTGATTTTGTATTGACTTAGTACAAATACGCATATATAATATGTAATGACTCGCGTCATTCTACTTTTAAAAGGATAAACTAAATGAAGAAAATCTTCGCAATCATGATTGCACTTGCGGCCACCTCTGTGTTTGCTCAAAGTGCTGTCAACATCACTGGCTTGGTTGATACCGGCCTGTTGTTCACCAATGCAGCCACTGGTGTCAATACCAAAGGTCTTGCTGCCAGTAATTCAGCCACCACAGTGCTGACCATTGGCGGCACAGAGGATCTAGGCGGCGGACTCCGTGCCAACTTCCGACTGCAACTCACACCAGATTTTATCAATGGTGCCGGAGTTGAAGGAACCTCATACAACTCAACCACAGCAGGCACTGTGGGCCTAGGTCAAGAAGCCTTTATCGGCACAGAAGCCAACTGGGGCACTGTGAAACTTGGTCGTGTGAATTCCAACATCCTGGATGCCTGGGGCAACGGATCTGTGTTTGGTACAGCCATTGGATCAGGTTATGGTTCAAACGGCAACATCTTGACAAGATATAGTGCCACAGCAACTCACACAGCACAAACAGCACCAACACGTTTCAATGGAGCCATTCGTTATGAGTCTCCAGCAGTGGCAGGTGTAAGTGGTTCTTATTTGTATGTGCCACCAAGTGCCAGCGTCAATGCTCAGAGTGTGGTTGACTATGGTGTGAAATATGTGAATGGTCCCGTGAGTGTGCAGTATGCCTCTCAGCGTATCGAACAGTCAGGCACTTTGGCCACTACCACTGCATCATTCATTGCCACTGGTTCACAGGCCTTGACTGATGGTACCAACAACACTCTCAGCATGTTGTCGGCCAACTACAAGATTGGTGCCGCAACTGTGTATGGTGGTCGTTGGACAGAAAAACAAAACACAGCCACCGCTATCGACCAGACTGGACAAATGTTTGGTGCCAAGTACACCGTTGGTGCTACAAGCATCATGTGGTCAACTGGTTCTAGCAACGAAAAGAGCACAGCCAATGTAGACAAGAAAATTCTTGGCTACGGTGTGGATCATGCGCTCAGCAAGAGAACCAACTTGTATGCACGTTTTGACACTCGTGATGCTGACACCAACACAGCAGGTGCTACTTCCACTGCTGGTGTAACAAAGCGCACCGCAGTTGGCTTACGTCACACGTTCTAATACCAAAGTATTACTGATCAAAAAGTAATACTCAAGTACTACAAAAGCCCTGCAAGTTTGCGGGGCTTTTTTTTGGTTGACCAATAATTGCCCTTTTGCTATAATTAGAACATGAAAACAAAAAAGGAAAAGAAGATGACAAAAAACAAAAAGCCAACCCTGGGTGAACTGTTTCGTAAGAAACTAGGGCTCAAACCAACCTTGCATCAGTTGCTGATGAAGCGTTTGAATGGTTGACTAGAAATTCCCAATTTGCTATAATATACACATAGACACTAAAAAGGAGCCCAGAATGGAAAAACTTACATCAATTCAGCAAGTGAACTCTGCTATCATGTTTGGCACGTGGACCGACGTGGAACTTCGTAGCATGGCTGATGCTATTCGTTTCAATCAGATCAGTCTTCGCAAGCAGGTCAAACGTAGCCTGGACGTGGGCGTTCGAGTGCGTTGGATCAGTTCCAAGAATCCCGCAGGTGCCACAGGCACAGTGAAAAAGATTGCCATCAAGTATGTCACAGTTCGCAATGACCGAGACGGCGGCTTATGGAAGATCCCGGCCAACATGCTGGAGGTAGTTGAAGGACAGATGAGGACAGCATGAAATTATACACACCACGAAGTTTTACATTCGATGTCATAGTTAGAGAAACTGCCGATGGCCGTGTCACTAGAACCTCCAAGGGCGGACCATGGTTGCGATTGGCTATGAAAATGGCCAAGGCTGGCAAGGCCCGGTTGATCTGTGAGGGCAAAGGATTTTACGGATACGGGCGTTCGTATGATGTTGGTTATACTTGTTTGAGTTATACAGTAACGGAGATTGTATGAACTTCCGTTCTTGGTGCAGAGAAAAGTGGTACGAGCATATGGACGAACTGATCAGTTATGGCCTTAAACCACAGTTAACCGCACAGGAATATTTTTACCAATATAAATTTTGGCTCAAACGTGAATATAGACATCAACAAGGAGTGAAATAATGGGTCTCGACATGTATGCATACACTGCCGCCAAAGAACAGGCAGATTACGAAACTGGTCAACGTGAACTTGCCTACTGGCGTAAACATCCTAACCTGCACGGTTGGATGGAACGGCTTGCCGAATCTAAAAATGTCAAGTACGGCTCATTCAACGGTGTTGAACTAGAACTCACCTGGCAGGATCTGGATGAACTGGAACGTGCAATAACACATGACCAACTGCCGAGTACGCAGGGATTCTTTTTTGGTAACGAGTCAGATGACTTTTACAAAGAACAAGATCTTGAATTCATCAAAAAAGCCCGAGCAGAATTGTTCATGGGACTTAAAGTGTTTTATAACTCTTCATGGTAACCACTTAAATATATGAATGAAACAGACTTTTCCAACACAAGGTTTGACAGCATAGTGGCGGCAGGATGGATCCGTGATCTAGAAAGTTCAGACAGTCGCATACACAAAGAAAAAACAATTGAAAAAGCCCTGATGGCCGCCAAACTGGGCAGTGCCGATGCACAATGTTTTCTCTTTAATTGCTACCAGGCTTACAATCCTTTCTACACTTTTAACATCCGTCAGGTACCCGAAACACAGGGGCTGACTGGTCGGCCCAACCCTTGGACAAAATTTTGGGGGTTATTGGAAGCCCTGCGTACAAGGTCTACTACAGGTAATCGTGCTAGAGAAGCCATCGAATCGATGAGTCAACTGTTTGATTCAGACGAATGGAACAACTTGGCTCGACGTGTGATGATCAAGGATCTGCGTTGTGGCATTTCGGAAAAAACACTGAACAAAGTACTGGGCAAGACTGAGTACAAGATTCCTGTGTTTACTTGTCAGCTGGCGCAAGACTCCACAGATCAGCCCAAGAAACTGAAAGGTATCAAACGCCTGGAAGTCAAACTTGACGGTGTGCGGGTACTAGCAGTGGTTGACGGTGCCAATGTCACCCTGTTCAGTCGCAATGGCAAAGAGTTTGCAAACTTTCCACAGATTGCAGATGCCATTGAAGATGCCCGCAAGCACTTTCAGTGGGGTCGCGGCACAGGTGGACGTTTTGTATTAGACGGCGAAATTGTGGGCGAGAGTTTCCAGAAACTCATGAAGCAGGCACATCGCAAGAGTGATGCCCGAACTGATGGTATGGTGTATCACATTTTTGATATCCTTCCATTAGATTCATTACAAGAAGGTCATTGTAACATACAACAGTACAAACGTATTGAGTGGCTCGAAAGTGCTCGAGATCGTTTGTTGGAAACACCTTGCCTACGTATCATGAATGGCCTAGAAGTAGATTTGGACACAGCCGAGGGACACGACATCATGCAACGGTTCGCCGAAGCATCGGTAGCCGAAGGCTTTGAAGGCATCATGATCAAGAGCCTGGATGCACCTTATGAGTGCAAACGCAGTGATTTTTGGATGAAATGGAAACCTACTATCTCAGTTGATCTCAATATAGTGGGTTTTGAAGAAGGAACTGGTCGCAATGCAGGCCGGTTGGGTGCTATAATATGTGAAGGAGAAGACAATGACCGTAGAATTTGTGTTAATGTTGGTACTGGCTTTAGCGATACTGTTCGTGATGAGTATTGGGCCAGTAGGGATCAGCTACTTGGTCACTTGGTTGAAGTCCAAGCGGACGCAGTCACCCAAAATCAAGACGGAACCTACAGTCTCCGATTCCCGAGATTCTTGAGATTCCGAGACTTTGCCGCAGGAGAAAAAGTTTGATGACACCTTTACATGACATTGTATTAGTAGCGGTCATGGTAGCACATAGTGCTTTTGGCCCTGCACAATTAGAGTACCAATCAGTTGAGTACTATAATTCTTGGTCAACGTGCCGCCAGGAACAAAAGCGATTGAGTCAAAAACAAGATAAAAGAACAGCATACATTTGTTTGAAAGTCGATAGATCATAAATGACAGCACGATCAGCCAATGGTGTTCGTGGACACTTGTTAAATTTTATAGACGGAACTGTGGTGTTTCGTGTGTATGATGCTGAACATAACTTTGTGGACTACAACATACATCACAGTGACTTGTGCGTCACAATTGACGATCCAGATGCATATTTTTATAACCGAGATGGCCAAGAGATATTAGATCATGCACCTATGACATTGGGGATGACAGATGATAATTGAAATATTTTTATACGGCTTTATCACAGCCTTTGGTTGGTGGACTGCTACACACTATGTGATTGAACCACACTTTCCGCCGCCTATTGAAAAGAAAGCAGAACAAAAATGAAAATTGGACTGAGCTACAGTCGATGCGTTCGCGACATTGTGGATGGGGTAGTAGATATCAACGATGTTTTGATTCTCATTACTCGCACAGATTTTGATCCGCACGATGATGAACAGTGGCGGGGTATTTGGATTGGCTACGGTGGTGGTACAGAAAATGCATACAGTCGTGGCTTCTTCAGTCAAAGTAATCCTGAATGGGCTGGCTATCACGATGAAGATCGTTTCCGTAGTGTGAGTATTGAACTTTGGGAAACTGGCAAACTACACCAGCCACGCAAGTTTGGTTTCCATCCTAGTCGTCGTCCTGAAATATGGTTGGAAACTGTGCTACCTGATTCAGAGATGATGAATCGTCCCGCGGTGAAAGATGCATGGGATCAGTTCCAGACCATTGCAGGTTTGACCAACACTAAACTGAATCGAGAATACCGATGAAAAAAATCTACTATGAAAAACGTGGTCGCAGGTATATTCCCGTGGCTGAAAACGACTACGACATGTTTGATGCCTTTCCCAAAGGATCACATCTTGTGATGTGTTACCCAGGCGGGCAAAGCAAACGCTACAACATCAATCCCAATCACGCGGCCTTGCTTGCGGCCAGTCGTGTGGCTGAGTTTGCCATGTGTGATGCTCTGCGCAAGGCCAGCGAGGTACAGCCAAGTCGTACTCCTCTTACACCAGAGCAACGGGCGGCTTGGAATCACTTGATTGAAGTGTTTGGTGAAGATGCTAGATCACTATCTCGGGCCAGTGCCCACGACATTGCTCAAGCAGGATTGAAAGCATTACAAACAGAAGCAGATCGATTAATGAAACACAAGAGCGTAAAACGTGCATACGAACAATTCCTGTTGGTATGTGAACTGACCCGGAAGGAGAACGCATGATATGTATCTCATCCAGGAATCTTGAAATACAGTTACCATGGGAACCAGGCCTGCTGGAATGGTTGCAACAACATTACCCGGCTTCGGGATATTTTTTAATAGAGGATTGATATGGCCACCATTGAAGAACAAAAAAAACTCATTGAAGTTCTGAAATTTACGCCAAGAACCTACAAAGTCAGCCTATGGGGTTATGGCGGTGAAAAGGTCATGGGCACCGTAGATCGGAAAGTCTGGGACTATTGCATGGCCAACCAAGTTGACTTGTCGGACATTGCCTGGGGCGATGAGGATACTGTGGCCAGCATGGGACTTGATCCTGACATGTTGCCGTTCTCTGCAGGGTCGTGGTATGAATGTGATGACCTAGCACACGTTAATGGTACAAGTCGCGATGCAGGTACGCTACAGATTGAAGATGAAAATCTCAATACAGTTTTTGCAAAAAGCCTAGAGGAATGTGACAATGACGAGGAAGACAACCCCAAATGGGCATGTGGAGAAACAGTATGGGTTGGTCAGATCAAACCTGGCAAGGTAGTGTTTGTTGGAAATTCAAATGAAAAAGGCACGTTCTTTGAAGGACATATTGAACTTACGCAACCATTCGACATTACCAAACTAACTCTGTGCTACGATGACATTGACAGTGAAGAAATTGTCAATGGCGTACAATACGATGGTGAAGACATTGACAACTGGGGCGGTAGCACAGACGGCAAGAGTTCGGACTTTACCATGTGCAGGATCAAAAAGGGTGGTGATTGGGAACGCTATGAACCCAAAGAAAAAGACTGGGGACATCCTCCACATGGAACCAGTCCCAGTAGATGGGAACAGACAGAAACATTTAAGTTTAAGAAACTAAAACCTACTATTCCAGGTTACTATAGTGTGAACTGGGGTGGCGGTAGTTCCTTTGGCAGTTTGTACTGGAACGGCACTGCATTTGGTGACTGGGAATATGGCAAGTTCAATCCTGTGCGTCAAGAAGGTGTCAAGTGCTGGAGTGGCTATAGCTGGGACACAAGTGACTGGGCCAACCAACCTCCAGAACCTGTAGATGTCAGTTGTGATAATAAAAAATGCGGTTGGGTCGGACACGGTGAACAGCGCAGACGTGATGATGAGTACAACGATTATTGCCCCGAATGTAATGGCACAGAGTTTACCTGGATTGATTATGATCCCAATACAGCACTGGGACGCAAGAATCGTGCTAAGTATTGTTTGGAGTGGGATCCAGCAGTGGCACTAGAACACATTGTAGTGCCTGCAAACAATGTACGGGCCAGGTGGCCAACCAACAGACCTTAAAGGAGAAAACTATGAATGATACACTTATTTTTAATGATGAACAATACCGTTCAGCAGAACAAATCAACTCGGCCATGGGCCGTGTTTACGGACACATGAGTCTAGCAGTGATTGTGAGTATGCTGGTCAGTTACTGGGTGGGAACCACACCAGAGTTGCTACAATTGTTTTTCACAGGCATAACAAAATGGATTGTGATTTTTGCCCCGCTTGTGGCAATCTTTGGCATTTCTGCGGTACTGGCTAACAATCCCAGCAAGGGCGTGGCACAGTTATGCTTGCATGGCTTTGCCGCTCTGATGGGTCTAAGTTTTGCCACCATCTTTGCCATATTCACCATGGGCAGTATAGTATCCGCATTTATGGGTGCGGGTGTGCTGTTTGGTGTCATGAGTTTTTATGGATACTTTACCAAACGTAGCCTAGACAGTGTTGGCAAGTTTATGTTTGTGGGATTGATCGCCATCTGTATTGCCAGTATTGTGAACATCTTTATTGGCAGCACCGTGATGCAGATGGTGATCTCTGCACTGGCTATCATTATCTTCTTGGGTCTCACTGCCTATGACACACAACGGATCCGTGAAATGGTCAGTGTTGAAACTAGCGATGCAGTTGAGGTGTCGGGTGCGTTGACCTTGTACATGGACTTTATCAACTTGTTCTTGAACTTGTTGCAATTGTTTGGCGATAGGAAATAATCATGTCAACTTGGGTATTGACCACACTGGAAAAGAAAAACGTTGTAGAAACTGAGTTCTGGACCAAGGATGGAAACACTATCAAACGAAGTACCGGCTTCAGATGGGGCACAGTCTATTGTGAAAGCGATGAACGGCCCGACATTGACTTAGAAAATCCTGATGGACTTGAAGTGTTTGCCACTGACTACGACTTTGAACTAGACAATCTAGATGATGGTTGCTGGGCAGAGGTTGAGTATCCTGAAGACATGACTCAAGAAGAACAAGAACGCATGGACGAACTGTGGGAAGAAGAAGGTTACGATGCCTGGGAAGCCGAAGGTTGGGCCAACAGTGACACAGAAACTTGGTTCAATGGTCCACTGGGTTTAGAACAACAATAAATTGACACCGCCACCACTTTCTTTGTATAATGTACATGTGCATGAGCAAGGAGATTGGTGGCGATCTAATGGTATGAGCGGGGTGATCGATTCGCCCGGGCCCGACATAACCGTGGCAGGTAGATATAATGCCCACAAGGTTGAGACACTGTCCAAGATCTAGCAATAGGTCAAAACCGGCTGGTACCCGGTGTATGCTCAAGTTGGAAATCACAGTGAAAGGAAGTTTAAATGTCTGTTAAAATAGAAGCCTCTGATTCCATGCTTCCGTCCCTTGACTCTCTTAGAACAACGGCTTTGCCCATGCACAAATTATATTTCGAACTGTCCAGTGTGGACACATGGTACACTATCATGCGAGAAGCACGAGCACAGTTTGGTAAAAACTGGCGCAGTCAGGCACATGTCAAACGACGACTAGAACATGCCGGTCTTTGGCGACTAGGAGGCTCCACAGAACGTGTGTGGTTTGAAGTGCCAGATCCCAAGTTCGGAACCTGGATAGCAATTAAACATGCTGTTAGACAAGTCGAACCCACCGGTAAATAATACTCTATGATATTTGGTTTCAGCATCCTGGCCACAGCAATCTTACTCAGTTGCGTGGCCGCTTATTACTCTGTAGCAGGGTTAACTGCCATCTTCAGCGCGGCAACTATTCCTGTGATCATCATGGGCGGTAGTCTTGAACTTGGCAAAATCGTTGCCACGGTTTGGTTGCACAACAACTGGAAACGTGCAGGGTTCTTGTTCAAGGCATATCTAGTACCTGCGGTCATGTTCTTGATGCTGTTGACAAGCATGGGCATCTTTGGCTACCTTTCCAAGGCCCACTCAGATCAAAGTCTAGTATCTGGAGACTCAATAGCAAAGGTAGCAATCTACGATGAAAAGATCAAAATATCTCGTGACAATATTGATGCCAACCGCAAAGCACTTAAACAGATGGATGAGGCAGTGGATCAAGTTATGGGCCGAAGCCAAGATGAAAAAGGTGCCGACAAAGCAGTTGCAATCCGAAGAGGCCAGCAAAAAGAACGGGCTAGGATACTTGTTGACATTGAAGCCGAACAGAAAAAAATTACTAGCCTTAATGAAGAGCGGGCACCACTAGCGGCCGAGTTCCGCAAGGTTGAGTCGGAAGTTGGTCCAATCAAATACATTGCGGCCTTGATCTATGGAGATAACCCTGACTCAAATGTACTAGAACGTGCTGTGCGTCTTGTTATTATCATGATTGTGCTGGTGTTTGACCCACTGGCCTTGACACTAATTCTGGCAGCAAACAAACAATTCCAATGGGCCAGAGAAGGCACAGGCGGATTTATACATGATGAGCCCCGGTATGAACCCGATGATGGTCCACTAACTGAAGACCAAGTTGATCAACTTGACAAATCTGCACAAGCATTTCGGGCGGACCCACATCCGTCAGGTTGGATGTTTGAAAAATTCCCGTACCTCACTGCCGGCAAAGAAATGTTTTTTAAAGACACACCTCCAATGGTGGCTCGGCCAGATAACGACCAAGCAGCCATGAACATTGTTGCAGAACCGCCTGGGGTAGAAACACGTCCATTTACAGCTGAAGAATTAGAGGCATTGGAGTCTGCGGACTTGGAAGAAGATTTTGACGAAGATGATGACACACTCAAGACTGCTATTACAAAATGGAAAGCGGCAAATCCCAACGATACTTTAAAAAATCAACGTTATAAATTCATACGCGGCGAAATCTCTCAGTTGCCTTGGATGGGTCTATTGGCTGATAATGAATCGAGAAAAGAAATAAAAAGCGGATTTGGCACACAGTTTCCATCACATGCTGAACGAGGAGATACCTTTGTAAGAGTTGACCGTCTACCCAGCATGGTCTATAAGTACAATGGTAAAGACTGGATGGAAGTTGACAAAAATCTAACAGACAGTTATACTTACGATATTGCTTATATTGATCACTTGATAGAACGCATTGCATCTGGTGAATACGATGCTGAACTATTGAGCGAAACTGAACAAGAGCAAGTGGCCCAACGTTTACAATCAAATACAAACACATGAAATCAACTGAACAAATCACAACTTGCAGTTTTTGCGCAAAACACAAAGACGCCGTGGCCAAATTAATAGTAGGAGAAGATGTTGCTATTTGTAATGAGTGTGTGGAATTGTGTGAAACTTTGCTAAAAGATGAAAACATCACCAGCCAGGTTAGTCCTGTTGTGATGGATCCTGAACACATAAAAAAACATTTAGATCAATATGTGATTGGTCAAGATCGTGCCAAACAAGTGCTTAGTGTGGCAGTTGTAAATCACTACAAACGTATTACCAACCCCAACCCAGACATAGAAGTTGAGAAATGTAATATTCTTATGCTTGGCCCCACAGGCTCGGGCAAAACACTGCTGGCCAAAACTGTGGCACGTTACTTGGATGTACCGTTTGTGATTGCAGATGCCACCAGTCTGACCGAAGCAGGATATGTTGGTGATGATGTTGAGAGTTTGATATCCAGATTGTTTGCTGCCGCTGGCGGCGATGTTGCTAAAACACAGCGTGGTATTGTGTTCATTGATGAAATTGACAAGATCAGCCGGCGCAGTGAGAGTGCCAGTATCACCAGAGATGTATCAGGAGAAGGTGTACAGCAGGCCTTGCTCAAACTGGTAGAAGGCACCAAGTGCAGAGTCACTCCCACAGGTAATCGCAAGCACCCGACAGGAGAGATGATTGAGATTGATACCACCAACATCTTGTTTATTGCTGGTGGTGCGTTTGTTGGTCTAGACAACGTAGTGAAGAATCGTGTGCGCGGAACTTCAATTGGGTTTGGTGCTCAGGTAAATTCAGATACCAACGCTCATCTTGATCAAACCACACCTGAAGACTTGATAAAGTTTGGTATGATTCCTGAGTTTGTGGGTCGTTTTCCTAGCTGGGTAGCATTGCAAGAACTTGATAAAGAAGATCTAATACGTATTTTGTTGGATGTCAAACACAGTTATATTGCACAGTATTCATGGTTGTTTGAGCAAGATCAAGTGGAGCTGGAATTTAGCCCTGACGCTTTGGAAACAATTGCAGATCGCACTATTTTGAACAAAACTGGTGCCAGAGGCCTACATTCTGAACTTGAACGTGTGTTATTGCCCCATATGTTCTATTTGGCCAGTTATCGCAAGCAAGGAATAAACCGTGTATATATTGACGCAGATCAGGTAAATACCCCTACAGAACTAAAGGAAGCAAATGGAAAAGCTAAGGGGTAGATCAGTACTGGTCACAGACGGCAACATAGACAAAGCACTACGCAAATTCAAAAAGAAAATTCAAACGTCAGGCATTTTAGACGATGTGCGAGCCAAAGAATTCTACGAAAAACCCACAACCGAACGCAAACGCAAAAAGTCAGCGGCTGCTAATCGTTGGCGCAAAAAACTAGCCGAACAGGCTTTGCCAAAGAAACTTTATTGATAATAAATTTTCGTGTATAATAAATAAACATGTAGTGCCCATGGTGGGGCTACACTAAACGTCATACTTGCTTATATAAAGGAGAAAACAAATGACAAAAACTCTCACCCTTCGTTCTTTCGACATTCCCGCACTTCACAAATTTGGTATCGGTTTCGATAACATGTTTGATGATCTCATGCGTGTGAGTACTCAACAATCCAATTCAAACTATCCACCTTACAACATTGTACAAATCAATGACGACGAGTACATGATTGCTGTGGCAGTGGCCGGTTTTGGCCACGATAATCTTTCAGTGACCAAGGACAAAAAGTTCTTGATTATTGAAGGTAAACACGCCGCAGAGAATGTAGAAGTCGAAGATCCCACTGCCATTTATTTGCACAAAGGCATTAGTGAAAGAAGTTTCCGCAGAGAATTCCAACTTGCGGATCATGTGGAAATCAGCAATGCACATCTTGAACTTGGTATTCTAAGTGTTCACTTGCGACGTGAAGTACCTGAAGACGCCAAGCCAAAGACTATTGCTATCACATACACTTCGTAATATAATAGTGTAAATACAGTAGGGACACAGTGTCCCTGCTGCTAACAAGGAACTAAAATGGCACAAAGTGACACAAAAACACGTATTAAACCTCTAGAGGCCATAAAAGAGCCGCCTATGTATCGTGTGGTATATCTCAATGACAATCAAACCACATACGAATTTGTGATTGAAAGTTTAATTGAGTACTTCAACTACACAGTAGAAACCGCAGAACAAATCACAGTAGACATCCACGATGCAGGTTCAGCTGTGGTGGCAGTGTTGCCATATGAGATTGCCGAACAAAAAGGTGTGGAAGTGACCATGCTGGCGCGAGCTCAAAGTTATCCATTACAGATCAAACTAGAGCCAGAAACTGTCGACTAAAAGTCAATCACAATGCGTTGTGGATAGTACACATGCCGTGAATATTTGGTGTGTTGTCGTCCACGACAATGGTTGACAAAACGTATGCCCGACCGTGTTTGATCCACTGATCCATGATAGTGACCAAAACACCAGGTATGAATTTTGTTTTCAGTATCTGCGGCCATGGCCTGCATCATGAGTCTGTTGCCCATGGTGTTGAATCTCAGACTACCATCCAGTTCAATATCATGAGCAATCAAGGCAGGATCGGGCACAGTATGAGTAACCATCACAATCTTTTGCACATCTTTGTGCCTTTGAAGTTTTTGTACACTACTGATCATGTAACTGGCATCGTTGTTGCTGAGTCTCGCTATGTTTTTGGTGACTGCCGCGCTAAGATTGTATTTTTCCTGCAACCATTGATCAACTTGTTCAGGATTTATTCCCAGATCAAAATCAAATCCCCACCAACCGTTTGTGCCCAAAATAGCCACCCCATCAACAATTACCACGTTGTCTTGTAAATACACTATATTGGGTATGCGCTTGATACGCCGCACAAGATCACTGTAACTGGCACCAAGATCATCAAAATAATTGAAATGCTCATCATTTCCGTCAATATAGAACACAGCCTGGTAGCATTTTCCAAGATGTCTAAGAGTACGTGTGACAGTGTCACGATCTCGAGCAATATCCCCGGCTACCACACACACCGGACTGGTGGCTTGGTAATGCCAGTCAAATTGATCCCAGGTTTCTACGTGTAGGTCAGAAATTAAATCAAATGCAAAACTCATGATACATATTTAAAAGGAAACGACATGAACATAATATTTGGCGACGCTGTCAAGGAGATTCCAGATAGTTTTACTGTGTTGGAGTTGGATACATTTCGCACAATTGACAACCACAACACGACCACAGTGTATTGTGTTGTAGAAAAAATTCCCGCTACAGAGCTTGCCACTCTGGATGCTTATAAGAAAATTCATGCTGATGTTATAAAATATTATAAACAACGCGAATTTCACTACTGTGAAACTGCTCTAAATGCTCTCATGGGAAGATGGAACAAAGAATTAGATACATTTTATACAGATTTGCTTGATCGTGTGAAGAAATACAAAGAGATCGGGGTGTCAGATGATTGGGAACCAACACTGATCAAGTGAGAGAGTTTTTGGCTTTGAGCCATTGCGCAAGTTTTTTCCTGCATTCCATTGTTGGGCTTCCGGGCACAGCACTATCGGTGGATCTGTTGTGTGCAATTATTGGGTCCGAGAGCGCCAATCTCTCCATCTCTTTTTGATATTTTCCTGTGGCTGTCATTTGAGACATTGCAGAGTCAAAATTTTGTTTGAATTCTTTTATAATATTATTCTGCCAGTCAACGGAAAAAAATAATTTTTTGTTGTGTTCAGCAATTTTATATAATTCAGTCCATAATGATTTTTTTGTTTTGCGATCAAGGTTGTGTATTCGTTTCATCTCTTGAACTATTGCTGTCAACCGCATGCGTGGGTCAGTGACAAGATCATAAGATTCATCTATTAATCCGTGGAATGTACCAAATCCATATTGCTTCAGGTATTGTAAACTGCCAGCAGTTGAGGCCAACATAAACGGGCGGCCACATGCAATTGGACGAAGTATTTTTTCAGTCAGATGGTGACGTGAATCGTCAAACATTGTCTCCAGTACAACTTCTATTGCACTTGAACCATAGTCTTGTGAATTGTAGTCGGCACTGGAAGAGGAATCATGTGTGTTTGCCTTGTATATTTTGTGTAGGTCGTTGCGATTGATACCAAGATCAGAATTGGCAAACATGTGCTTGGTGTAATGAGACTGCTGATCGAATTCTGAAAATGATGTGTTGCAACATGATATCAAATTGTTATTTGCCAGCATTTCTGCCAAGGTCAAGCGATATTCTCTAGTGCCGGACCAGGCACGATTGTAGATTAAAAAATCATGTACAATTTCATCAAAATTTGGTTGCAACATAGGATCAAGTTTGGCAAATCTAAACCAGTCTCGAGCTATAAGTGCATGACTCCAATAGTACACTCCAATGAATCCATTACGTTGATATAGCTCTAGATCTTTACTATGTTGCTCAGAATGGCATAATAACACTTGGTCATATACACTGAGAGGCCTTGTTATACATGCTCGTAGATGCATGCTGGCAATAAGGTTTTTCTCATTTTGTGATTTACAGTTTACAGTTTCATGGTGTGTGTCAACATAATCTTTAATTTTTTCTTTAGTATACAAGTTGTAGTGCAATGGTTCTTGATCATGAAATATCAATGAAGGCACGGTCATACGTGCTAGCCAATCTTTAGCTATCCAATCTTTATTTTGAATATCTTGTAAAATTCTAATGTCCTCTAGTTTTCTTGAGCCATGTGGAAAAAAGACATAAATTATTAAGTCATTACGATTGCAAATATTGCTTAAAAAGTTGTATAATCTATCTAAAGGAACACTCATATGAAGAAAATTGGATTTATTGGTATCGGCAAACTGGGGCTTGAATGTGCCGAAGTTATGGCAGAAAAGCACGAAGTGCGCGGTTACGATATTTACCCACGTGTCAGCAACTCAGTAAAAGTTTGTGATATTGATGAATTGGTCAATGAAAGCGAATGGATTTTTATTGCTGTGCCTACTCCACATGCTGAGGGCTATGATGGCTCGGTACCTAGCTCACACATGGAGCCCAGAGACTTTGGACATGACGCTGTGATTAGTGCTATCGCCAATGTCAACCGGTACGCAAAATCATCAAAGAAGGTTGTGTTAATTTCCACAGTATTGCCGGGAACCACACGCCGCAAGTTTTTCCCACTATTAGATAAACAACATCAGTTTTTGTACAATCCTTATTTGATTGCCATGGGCTCGGTCAAGTGGGACATGGTCAATCCTGAAATGGTCATGATTGGTACCGAAGATGGCAATCCCAATGCTTTAGCAGCCGAACTGATTGATTTGTACAAGACCATGATGGTAAACGATCCCAGGTATGAGATTGGTACCTGGGACGAATGTGAAGCAATGAAGATATTCTACAACACATTTATTTCAGCCAAGGTAGGCCTTGTGAACATGATTCAAGACTTTGCGCTGAAGATTGGCAATATCAATGTTGACGTTGTAACAGATGCCCTGGCACGAAGCACCATGCGTATCATGGGCCCCAAGTACATGACTGCGGGCATGGGCGATGCAGGTGCATGCCATCCACGTGACAACATTGCACTGCGTTGGTTGGCCAAAGAATACGACATTGGCTACGACTTTTTTGACACAGTGATGCATGCTAGAGAAATGCAAGCCCGAAATCTTGCCATGTTCCTGGTTGACCAAGCCAAACAACACGGCATGAGTATTGTGATTCACGGCAAGGCCTACAAACCTGATGTTGAATATTGTATTGGATCATACTCTACGCTGGTGGGACATTATGTCAAACAAGCAGGACATGATGTGAGATATCTTGATCCCTTGGCAGATGATCCTGCTGAAGTTATTACAGAACTAACCGGTCCTGCGGTCATCCTTTGGGCACACAATCGCAAGATCACTTATGAGTACACCGGTGATCAACCGGACACATTGCCGTATTACCCAATTCCACATGGTAGTGTGGTGGTTGATCCATGGCGTAAACTCCCACAGATTGAGAACTTGACTGTGGTACATTATGGCAACACACGAAATTCTTAAATATCATATTCCCAAATTTTGGGATGATGAGTTTAAGCAACTCAACTACATCAACGAACAATTCAATGATGCGGAAAGCCTGCGGCGATGGACGGCTTTAGGTTACGCCAACCGGTTTACCGGAGACATGTGCGACATGCGCAGTCCCCAGCCCACATGGAATCAGCAGTTTGTGAACATTTATCGTGAACTGGGCTGGAAAGACATTGGCACCAGTTACTATAGAATGGACACAGGTACCATTCTTCCCACACATGGTGACTTGTATCTTCGTTATGTTGACTTGTTCAACCTTCAAAACCAAGAGCAACGCATACGCAGAGCCATTGTGTTCTTGGAAGATTGGAAACCTGGTCATTATGCAGAATACAACAGCACGGCCAAGGTTGATTGGCGAGCAGGAGATGTAGTCGAGTGGTGTTACGATGCGCCACACATGGCCGCCAACATGGGAATTGAACCAAGATATACCTTGCAAATAACAGGACATTTATGATATCAAGTTACGACGAGTGGAGTCCACTAAAACGCATAATAGTAGGTTCGGCCACCGATGCTAACTGGCCTGTAAACGATCCTGTATTCTCTCAGGAGAGTGAAAAGACAACCTGGAAAGAAACATCGGTGCCGCGTGGACCTGTACCACAGCGCATAATTGAAGAAACTAATGAAGATTTAGATGTTCTAACAACCACACTGATCGGCCTAGGCGTAGAAGTAGTGCGTCCGGATCCACTCAACTTCCAGGTCCACGATGGAATGAGTTGTTACTGTCCACGTGATCGGCTGTTGGTGTTGGGATCCACCATAATTGATCCAGCCATGCTGTATCCCTGTAGAGACATGGAACTACAATGTTATCATGACATCGTGGACGAAGCCGACCATTATTTGTTCATGCCTCGAAATGAAGGCTTGGTGTTGGATGCTGCCAACATACTACGACTTGGCCCCGACAAACTGTTGTATTTAGAAAGCGCCAGCGGTAACAAAGCCGCTTATCATTGGTTGTTGGCCAACTTGCCAGCCCACACCAGCATTGAACTATGTAATTTTTATGCTGGCGTACACATTGATTCTACCATCATGCCATTACGTGAAGGCCTGGTCATGCTCAATGCCAGCCGAGTAAACTTTGACAAGGTACCGCAAGCATTTGATGGTTGGCACAAAATTTGGGTAAACGATGTAGTAGTACAAGGATTCCACGAATATCCTTATGCATCAAAATGGATAGCAATGAATATGTTGGTGGTGGATCCACACACAGTCATATGCGACCGAAATCAAACCGAATTGATCAAAACACTCAAGAGTTATCGATTCGAAGTGATACCTTTGGAACTGCGCCATAGTCGCACGTTGGGTGGTGGGTTTCATTGTGTGACATTGGACCTAGAACGCGGTTGACCATTAATTTCAAATGCTGTATAATTACAGCATGACTACACCTCGAATTGGCTTTTGTTGCAAATGGCTTAATGATCCCTCAGAAACAGGGGGTATGAAAGTCAATGCAAAGGACCGTGAATTAAACGGCAGATCAACTACCATGAGGTGGCTTCGCGAACACAAAGACGAAGCGGAACAACGTCAGTGGGACATCATGAATCACAATACCACAGCCGCAGTCAAGATGATTGAGCGTGTGGCCACATTACCCAAAGGCAGACGCATGGTACGCCTGGGCAGTGAAATGCTACAAGGCTACACTGAGAAAGATTGGATTGATTGGTGGCAACGAACAGAGATCCAAGATCACTGTGAGAAGATATTTGCTCCTGTAGGTGAAACAGCAAGACGTCTTGGTGTGCGACTGAGTTTTCATCCTGGACAGTTTTGTGTGCTGGCCAGTGAGAGCGACGAGATTGTAGAACGCAGTGTGTTAGAGTTTGAATATCATGCAGACATGGCTCGTTGGATGGGCTATGGTGCCACATGGCACGATTCGGGATTTAAAATTAATGTGCATTTATCGGGTCGAGGTGGTCCCGCTAAATTCCTGAAGACCTTGGGTCGCCTCACTCCAGAGGCCAGGAATCTGATAACCATCGAGAATGATGAGATGACAAATGGATTGGACACTACTTTGGCTGTGGCTCAGCATGTGGCTCTTGTGTTGGATGTACACCACCACTGGATCAACACGGGCGAATACATCGAACCGCAGGACGTTCGTACAAGTCGGGTTGTTGACAGCTGGCGCGGCGTTCGCCCTGCAATGCATTTTAGTACTAGTCGCGAAGATATTCTGGTCGACCATGATCCAGGAGTTCGACCAGACCTTGCTGAACTTCTTGCTAGAGGTTATAAAAAGCAGAAGCTCCGGGCACACAGTGACTTCTGTTGGAATCACGCTGTGAACGCATGGGCACTGGGCTTTCGTGATCAGTTTGATATACAAGTAGAAGCCAAGGGCAAAAATTTGGCCAGTGAACAACTTTATGAACAATATATTTCTCAACATCTTTGATTGGATTCATAGTGATTACAAAACTAACCCGCTTAGGTTTTTCGTGGAAGTACTGGCTTGGGCTGTGTCTATTGGGTGCAGTATTACGATGGCTGCCACTGTACCTAATCCCCCTCTCGTGGTACTTTACCCTATATGGATTAGTGGTTGTGCTATGTATGCTTGGGCTAGTTGGACTCGTAAATCGTTTGGTATGTTGGCCAACTACATCTTGTTAGTCACCATTGATACTGTGGGTTTACTACGTATGATTTTGTAACAAAATTGTAACACAAATTGGCCTAAATAATTGTCTAACAAGGAGACTTCGAGTGAAACAATTATTTGCAATCTTACTAACAGCAATATCAATCTCAGCATCAGCACAGACCATAACAGGTGCTGGTGCAACATTCCCATACCCTATCTATTCCAAGTGGTCAGAACTTTACAACCGAGAAACTGGCGTGGCGCTCAACTATCAATCAATTGGCTCCAGTGGCGGCATTCGTCAAATTGATGCCCGTACAGTGACCTTTGGTGCAACTGATGCACCTGTGCCAGGCGACAAACTAGACAAGAACGGTCAAGTACAATTCCCTGCCATCATCGGCGGCACAGTTCCTATTGTGAACTTGGATGGATTTAAACCTGGAGAGTTGCGTATTACAGGTCCTGTAATGGCAGAAGTGTTCTTGGGTGAAATCTCCAAATGGAATGATCCAAAACTGGTGGCACTCAATCCAGGCAAGAAGTTACCAGATACATTAATTACTATTGTACATCGTGCAGATGGTTCAGGAACCACATTTAACTGGACAGACTATTTGTCATCTACCAGTGCCAAGTGGGCTGATAAGGTTGGCAAGGGTGCCGCAGTCAAATGGCCAGCTGCCTCATCAGTAGGTGGCAAAGGCAATGAAGGTGTTGCGGCTAATGTACAGCGAGTGAAAGGCTCAATAGGCTATGTTGAATATGCTTATGTTAAAAAGAACAACTTGACTTTCTTGCAGTTACAAAACAAGTCGGGCAAATATGTCAGTCCAGATGATCTAACATTTGCGGCAGCCGCGGCCGGTGCTGATTGGTTCTCAGTCCCTGGTATGGGTGTGAGCATTGTGGATCAACGGGGTGATGCAGTATGGCCTGTAAGCACAGCCAGTTTTATCATCATGTACAAAGATCCCACAGACAAGAAAGCCAGCCAAGACACATTGAAGTTCTTTGATTGGGCATTCAAGAACGGTAAAAAAGCCGCAGAGGAATTGGACTATGTTGCACTACCAGACAGTTTGACTAAACAAATTCGCGAGCGGGTTTGGAGTCAGATCAAGTGATAAACGTTAGAGAGATGTTTAAGCCCATTGGATGGACCAGACAGAGCAATCTAGACGGTTATCGCAAAGGCACTTATGATGTTCTTGCTGTGTGGCCTCAAGGACCTGCACAAGAAGTTTGGTCAAATGTGGGCATCTATAGCGAAGATCAAGTGCAAGAAATAGTTAAGCATCTAACAGAAAATCGACCACAACGATAGAGTGGCGCTGGAACTCGTAACCAGCAGATACCCCAAATTTTTGGGGTATTTTTTTGTGTCATAAAACTGTCAAAAAATCACGGTCAATAAATACTGCATGAAACCCACCATAGCCCTGTTCTTGCACGATCCCAAATGTAGTGTACAAAGTGGTAATGGACTCATGCGAGCTCTGGGTGACCATTACAAATTTAAAATATTTGCTAAAAGCAAATTAGAAGATGTGTTCTTTGATGATGTGGACATGATCGCTGTGCCCGGTGGGTTCGGTGATGCTGATTCGTTTGACGGACTGTTCAAGCACAACGCTGAACCTGTGCAACAATTTATTGCTCGTGGTGGTCGATACCTGGGCATTTGTATGGGTGCCTACTGGGCCGGCAGTGAATATCTCAACATTCTAGATGACGTAGATGCTGTGCAATACATACGTCGTCCTGGCACAGACACACATAGACCACATGCCAAGAACTTGCCTGTACTATGGCGCGATCGTTGGGGAAATATTGAACCTTGGAGCATGTACTTTTACGATGGCTGTGCTCTGGTAGGTGACAAAACCAAGTTTCGAACCATGGCCACATACATGAACGGTGATGCCATGGCCATCATACAAAACAACATTGGCTTGATAGGATGCCATCCTGAAAGCGAACAGTTCTGGTACGACAGCTACTCTTGGATGCGTGGTCGATATCACAGAGGCCAGCATCACACACTATTGTTGGACTTTGTGGATCAAATGTTTGCAACAAAATAGTCAGCCTAAAATTTTATCATCCAAAAACCATTCTATAAATATCTGCCTAAGGCAACTAAAAGGCAGCATAAAATGGATAGATATATAGAACTCAAACAATTAGTAAATCAATTTAGAAGAGAATTACCCCAAGATCAATGTTACGCAGACAGACTGGCAGAAGAATTAGAACTCATAAGAGATCAAAACTTTTCAAGACACTTTTTACGTGTGAGAGAAATACTAGATCTCACTACAGACATACCACACATCACCCGAGGCTCAGCAGGATCTAGCCTGGTATGCTGGCTCATGGGCATCAGTGATCTTGATCCTGTGGCAGAAAACATTCCCATAGCACGTTTTATGAATCCCAAACGTGACGACCTTCCTGACATTGATCTAGACTTTCCGCACTGGCAACAACTCACTGTGATGAATCGCATATTCAAACGCTGGCCAGGACAAAGCGCCAGAGTCTCAAACTATGTGATGTACAAAGAAAAGTCAGCCAAACGAGAAGCAGCCAAACGACTTGGCGCCAAAGGCACACTCAAACGTGGATTTGAATTCAGTCAAGTATTACCTCCGGAAGAAATAGCCGAGGCCGAACGAGTCACAGCCAAACTTATGGGCAAAAAACGTTGTATATCTAAGCATTGTGGCGGCATCTTGATATTTGACCGTGCAGTACCCCGGAGTCTGATCAATGGTGAGAATCAGATCTTGTTGGACAAGTACGAAACTGAAGATCTTGAGCACTTTAAAATCGACATCTTGGCCAATAGAGGACTAAGTCAGTTATGGGAAATAGATCAACGTCCGTTGACAGACTATCCCGAACATGATGAAATGACCAGTGCCTTGTTGGGTCGTGGTGACGTGTTGGGAGTAACACAAGGCGAATCACCTGCTATGAAAAGATTGTTCAGAGCACTCAAAGTCAAAAGCAAGAGTGACTGTACCTTGGCCACGGCACTGATACGTCCAGTGGCCACACAAGGGCGTCGCAAGGCTAGTGCTTTTCAGGACTGGTCAGCAGACACCATACAGCAAGACACAGTGGTGTTTGAGGACGACGCCATAACCATGATAGCAGATATTTTAGAATGTGACATGTACACCGCAGACATGTGGCGCCGTGCATTTGCCAAACGCAATGAAGAAAAGATCTATGAATTCATGCAGTTGATTGGAGATCATCCCAAAAGAGACACTGTGTTGGCTGCCTTGCGAGAACTCAGTCATTTTGGTCTTTGTCGTGCTCATGCCACCAACCTGGGTCGATTGATCTGGGCGCTGGCTTATCAAAAGGCACACAATCCCAAAAAGTTCTGGCAAGCCTGTTTGAAACATTGCGAAGGCAGTTACAGTCGTTGGGTATACTGGCAAGAAGCCAAACTGGCCGGCGCTGTGCATGCCCCATTAGAGGGCGGCGAATGTGAAGAATTGGCTCGAACTGGTCGTTGGACCAGCGGCAGATTTATTCCGGCCTGCACAGAAATACGACGCCCGGGCGAAGTAGAATTCCTGGGACTGGTGGCCAATTATCGTGTGTTCAAAAGCGGTGCCAAAGACTACATAACCTTTGCTACTCTGGGCACAGGCAACGGACGTTATCTGGATGTGATAATACCACATGCTATCAGTTTTGCAGATCAACCAATTTTGTGGGGAAAAGGTCGATTGGACTTTACAAACAGCAGTGAATGTGTTAAAGTATACAAAAGCAAACGCATGAAACTACAAGACATAGCACACATTGACTGATGGCCCGACTACACATATACCCACACAGCGAACCTCAACATGATCTACACATAGTGGCAGATCCTGCCGCATTGCGAGCATTGGCAGAAGCGTTAACAAGTGTGGCTCGAAATCCCAACAGTTTCGAGAGAGTAAAATTACACACCAGTGATGGCCACGAATATACTGCCATGATTGTGTCTGGTGTGAGTGAGGACGAATGGCAGAACATACCGCCGGCTTATGCTAAATCAACTGTTCCTGTAATATCTACGTTGGAAGACTATCACAGTCTACGCAAAGAGTTGACTAAATCTTAGCAAACTAATTCCGGCGAAGCCTAGCAAGCCCTAGCATTCTAAACAAACCAAGCCACATCCAGCCTATATCAAACTCCCACCACTTTTTAGAGAGGCGGGCACTCGCTGGGTCCAAGTGGTGGTTGTTGTGCAACTCTTCACCGCCAACGACAATACCCCAAGGCACAATATTACGACTATGATCTTTAGTTTTGCCATTTCTATATCCAATCCAATGTCCAACGCCGTTTATGACCCCGGCAGCCCAGAAAGGTATCCATATCATCTGGATGCCCCAGATAACCGGACCCCACCATCCAAACACCAAGACGTCTAGCACAAAGAGAATGCCAATGCCAAGTCTAGAGTGAGGCTGGTATACGTGAAGCTCCATCCAATCAACAGGAGTACCACGACCGTATGTATCAACCATAGTTTTATCTTTTGATGCTGCATGATATAACACTGCTCCTTTAAACAACACATGCCAAATACCGTACACGTGAGGGGTATGCGGATCACCTTCCACATCACTGTATCTGTGATGCTTGCGATGTATGGCCACCCATTGTCGGGTTACCATGCCTGTTGTGAGCCACAGCCAGGCACGCATGAAATGTTCAAGGATAGGATGAAACTCTATGCCCTTGTGAGCCTGGCCACGATGCAAATACAATGTGACACAGATGATAGTAATGTGTGTCATTACCAGTGTTGCTATTAATTCTGTCATTGTATATTTAACAAAAAAGCCCCTGTCGGGGCTGATTTATTTTGCAGGAGTTTTCCGTGATCGAGGCGTTTTGACTGCCACTGCTGGTTTTGCCGCAGGCACCGCTTTGGGTTTGGCCGGTGCTCGGGGCTTTTTGGCAGGAACAGTTGTGGCCACTGTAGCAGGCTCCGGAACAATTTCAGTTGCCTTGGGAAACGGCCAATCAGTGCTGGGTGCCTCAACTTTGTACGGTGCTAACGTATCTGGATGTTTTGGTTTGGCAAAAAAGCCTTTTAGAAATCGTAACATAATATTCTCCTGTACAGTTATTTATTAGTGACAGCTCACTAGAGAAAACCATTGATTTGTGGTAATAAGATCATATATAATACTATATAGGACGCTGGATAGGCCGGGTCCTATAGTAAACTCGCTTTATAGGAGAACCAAATGTTTACAGCAGACGCAATCATCGACACCGTTCAAACCGGTAAAAAAACTTTCGTTAATACATTCGTCACAAACGAAACAGCCAAAGAATCAATGATCAAGTTCATTGACGCACAAGCTGATTACACCAAACGAGCCACCAAGGTTGGTATGGACACTTTCACTTCACTTTCCAGTGAAGCAATCAAACAGGTGGAAGCAGTGGCAAAGTTTGACTATGTCAAGGCAGGTCAAGACTTCTTCAAAGCATTCCAGCCCACAACTGCTAAAAAGTAATACCAAAGTATTACCTTTTGCATGGCCCCATAATTTGGGGCTTTCTCTTGACCAATAATTCGTCATTTGCTATAATTACAACATGAAAACACTTAGTCTCGTTATACAACTACCAAAGCAACGGCGTCGTGCGGTTGAGTTGTACAGTCGCGACACTCCATTCCGGCCCAAAGTAGAGCAATCTAAATTGGCGTACAAACGCAAGTCCAAACACCCCAATCACAATGATTCGTAAATTATTACCTGTGTTGTTGCTGACTGGATGTGCATCAACAGTGAGTTATACTCCTCCCACCAGCGTCACAGTCATGCCCAACGACTGTGCCAATCAGGTGGCCATGATCAATTGGTTGGAATCTCAAGCTCGTGTTCCTCGTCACTCTATGGAAAGGCAAGAAGATTATGAACGTAGCCGTGCATCGTTCCGTCATCGCATTTGGCATGTGCGTTATGTGTGTCGTCCTGTTTAGTGGGTGTGCCAGTCAGATTGATCCAGGCCGTATACCCATGAACACCCGAGATCTCAATCATTATCAAATTAGTTGTCGGTTCAAAGAACAACAGGTGGCAATGCTACAAAGCATGAGACAGAGCCGTGATGAACAGTTTGCAGCCAGCATGCGCAGTTGGTTGAGACCATTTTCGTGGACTCCGGACCATGACATTGCACACAACAACCCCAACAAGTACATCAATTACCATCTTAACCAATTGAGCTATTGCCCATGAAACGACTACTACTAGCGGCCCTGATTCCTATCCTGGCACAGGCCGAATGTGTGATGACTGATCGAACTACCACTGCCGCCACAGTGAGAATTGAAGAACGCAGTGACGTTCGCAAGGATATTGTGCCCAGTCCCACACAAGGATATCGCAGATGTCAGGT